GCGCGAGTGTTACGCAAGCGCCGGGCCAATCGCAGATTCGCGCGATTCCGCGTTAACCGGGATGGTTACCTGTAAATTTACCCGACGGCACGGTTTTCCGCCGTTTCTTGTCGCTGGGTGTGGAAAACGCGCGTCCAAACGCACTGAGGGCGCGGGCTGATTGGAAAACCGGGGTGGGGCTGTGACGGTCGCTTTGGACGTGGAGCGGCTGCTCCTGACGGCTGCCCGTAGGCACGCCCTCGCAGACGAGCATGAGGCCAAGGCCGTCGAGATTATCGAGGCTGGCGATCCTGCGCTGGTTGAGCGCGCTGCGGCCCATTTCACGATTGCAGCCAGCCTGCGCGGCCGGGCCAGGTTCGTCTCGTGATGGCGCTCGTCTATCACGGCACCCCTCTGTCGCCACGCGAGGCGCTTATCGCAGCGGGCGCACGCGCATATTGCGTCAGCTTCTTCCGCCCCGATAGCGTCAATGACGTGGAGGCAATCGCGCCCTTCATCATGTACGACAACGGGGCGTTTTCCTACTGGATGCAGGCTGTTCGCGCGGGCGTAGATCCGATGGACGCCGGCCGCTTGGATTGGACCCCGTATTATGAATGGCTGGCTGATCGCCTATTTCGTCCTGGTCGCTGGGCCGTTGTCCCTGATCGTCCCGCGGCACCTTCGCAGATTAACGATGGCCTCCTCAACGAATGGCCGTTCGGAACGTCTCGCGGCGCGCCTGTTTGGCATATGGACGGGCCTCTGGATCGTCTCGCTCGCCTATGTGAGCGGTTTGATCGCGTCTGCCTTGGCTGGATAGGCGACACGAAGCGAGAGCCGGTGGGTTGCGATGCCTACCGCCGGCGCATGGACGAAGTGGCCGCCCTTATGGGCAATAGCTGGCACCCATTGCACATGCTGCGCGGCGTCGCAGTCGGCGGGGACTATCCGTTCCTGAGCTGTGACAGCACCAGCCTTGCCCAGAACCACCATCGCTATCGCCTGCGCCTGTTCGCCGGGACCGCCGACGAATGGTCGGGCGTGCGCGCTTACGCCGACAAGCTCGAAAGGCTCGCAGCATGACCGCTGTCCCCATCATGACGCCCGCTTCTCTCAGAGGCGGGGTGAAGTGGAAAACTTCTGACGCGCCCATGGCTCTCCCTCCCCAGGCCACTGGGCGCGGTTTCGCGCGGGGGGATTTGTGAGCCACTGGGAGGCAGCCAAAGGCGCGTCCGACGAATGGTACACGCCGGCCTATATTTTCGACGCGCTGGGCGAAATGTTCGACATGGACGTTGCAGCACCACGCCTGATCCCCTCGTGGGTTGGCGACAGGCTGGTTTGCCAAAACCCAAAAGGCGATCGCCGCTGGCTTTGGAAGGACAGCCTTGAATCTTCATGGAACGGCTTCATCTGGATGAACCCGCCATTCGGTGGGCGCAACTCTGTGGTTCCTTGGCTCGATAAATTCTTCGCACACGGCAACGGCATCGCACTCACGCCGGATCGTACGTCGGCAGGCTGGTTTCAAGGCGCATGGGCGCGCGCCGATCTGGCGCTGTTCATGCCTAAGGTCCGGTTCATCCGGCCCGATGGCTCGACAGGGGACCAGCCAAGCAATGGTACATGCCTTTGGGCGGCTGGCGAGCGCGCGTGCACCGCTCTTCGTCGCGCGGCGCCTGCGCTCGGTATTCTCGCTGCCCCCGTGAAAGCAGCAGCCTAACCCTCCCTCCGGCATTGGCCGCGCTTGGGAGGGGAATGAATGAAGGAGAATGATGTGAGCCGCTTCTCAGACTTGCCCGTGGATGAGCTTGAGCGGCGGCGCCTCAAGTCGATTGGCGTGATGGAAGAGCGGGCTCGCAGTGATTTCGAGCGCCACTATCAAGAGCGATGCGACCGCTTTTACTGGGGACATGGGCGATGCTGCGCGGGATGCGATCATTGGTCTAGCGAAGCCGGTGATTTCGGAGAGTGCATGTCTGCACCACCAGTTTCCGGGGCAGATGTAGTGCGTAGCTTGGGTTTCACCTTTTGCAGCTACACACCGCCACCAGGGCAGCCATTCACGAAGCGCGACCACGTGTGTGGGGCGTTCAAAGACGACTTCGATTGGCAAACTCTTGATCCTGAATATCGCCAGCGGATCGGTGCGCCATGACCGCGCAAGTCGATGAGCGCGCGGAGCGCTGAGACCGCTCGCGGGCTCAGTCCCGCAGGGACGCCAGCGCGGTGCCCGTCAGGGCATGCGTCCGAACCCCCAACCCTAGCCTTCGGGCTATGAAGCTGTAGGATATGGGAATGAGTGGATTAGCCAATCAGTGCGTTATGCTGTTTGCGCCGTCATTGGCGTTCGTCGGTCTGATAATGATCGGGATATTTGTCGCTGGGTTTAGCCTGGGAACCCTCTATCGATCGCATCGCTACAATCGCCGCGACGCAGGCGATACATGACCCGCGCCGGCGAGAAGCTTTACGGAGATTGGAACCGCCAGATGAACCGAGAGGGTGTATTATCCTCGCGCCGGTTCTGGATTGGGCTCGGGGTGATGCTGGCGGTTATGGCTGCTGTGTTTGGGGTGGTGGGTTAGTCGCCGCCCCAGCCTTCGATCGCGTCATAGTATGGAAATGCCATTCCCGTTCTCCTGTTGCTCCAATCGAACTATTCGGAAACTCCGAATAGTTGCTCCATGGGGAGCGATGCTGCGGCGGCCAAATCGGCGATCTTGCCTATCTCTCGAAGTGCCCAGGGGCCCTTATCAACAAGCAACGCCGCAGCACCAGTGCTATCAACCGTTACGCGGACCAGTCGTCGGGCTCTCCCAATCTCTGGCAACCGGGGCGGATTTTCCCGGCCTCTTACTTCCGCGCTCGCAAAGCATTGACCAACTGCGACGGATGCGCCCGCCGGAAGGTTGCCTGACAGCCCCGCACAATATGCCAGAAGCCCGCTCGACTCGCAACCGAAAACATGGTAGCCGGGGTGCATGGCTGACTGGCAACCAATCGACACCGCACCAACGTGGCAGCCTGAGCAGGGTGCTAATATCGCGCTTGGGAGACCGGAAGTTATCCTCGGCTGGGCAGGGTCGACGACAGTTCTTCTGGGGTATTGGCACCCCGATAGAAAAGGCGGCGGTTCTTGGGAGACTTGCGGGACGGGCTTAGTTGCGGCGCATCCTACACATTGGATGCCGATGCCTGTGCCACCGGCCTAACCCGGCCCACAACTACTCCATCAACCACTGCTTAGCTCTCGCCTCACTCCACAGAGGCCGAAATACCGGGGAACAGTAGTAGAACCTGTTCCACCCCTTGCACCCCGGCGAGATCCGGCAAGCACACCGCCGATCGATAAGCGAGTAATCCCGCCCCAGCGCGTCACACAGTGCTGCTATGTCCAGATCCCGGAAGCCGCATGACTTGGTGCAGAGCGCGCGGACCTCAGTGCCATGATCGAGCATTGCGCCGAGGGTCAGGGTCCATGCGGGGAAGCGAGTCGGCATCTGGCATGGGTAGAACGAAAGCGGAACGCGGGGCTAGCTACTTCGGCCAGCTCTCGACCAGCAAGCGGCGCTTGCGCTCACACGCAGCCAGCGCGATATCGCCTTCACGGATAGCACTCTCAGCCTGTGCAGCCGTCAGAGGCCCATCAGGGAGCGGGGAGGGCCTGCACGGCTCCAGCGCCACGCTCGGCGGCGCTGGTATCGTCGCCGGCAAAGAGAGCTTCCCGGTCCCTCCGCACGCCGTCAACGCGATCGGTAGCAAGGCAGGGAGCAGCACCAGCAGGGGTTTCAGCATATCGGGTCACCGTTTCGCGGGAGTGGAGGATGATGGGCTCGGCGGCGGCGGCGCGGGCGGCATAGTCCGCTGTTGCTTCCGCCAAGCGCTTTTCGTTCGCGGCGTATTGTTCGGCGGCTGCGACCTTGGCGCGTTCAATAAGCGCGACCTGCTGGAGATAGCGCTTTTCCCAATGCCGGGCATTGCCCCACTGGATAAGCGCGAAGATCAGCGCTGCCCCTACGCCAAGCAGCCACCATTTGCCGCGCATGAAATCGAGGGCGGCGCCGAGGGGGATCATGGCTGCACCGGTTCCACGCTCACCGGATCGTTCGGGGTGCCAGTGGGCCGCGTGTCCGTATCCTTGGCCTTTCCGCCCGAGCTGGAGCCGAGCCAGAAGCCAAACGCCAGCACGGCGAAGCTCTTCCATGTGCCGATCACATCGCCCTTGAGCGCGGGGTCACCGGACGCCACCGCCCAGACGCTGAAAACCATGTAGCCGAGAATCGCCGCCACACTGGCCGAGACTACGATGCGCTGGTGCGGGATGATCGGACCCGTCATGCCCAGCCCCCGTCACGCAATGCGCGCTCGAACCACTGCGCGTAATCCTCGATCAAGTCGGCCTTGTCGCGGCCGTTGATGATCGTGCGCGCGTCCATGTATTGCTTGCGGGTCGCGACGCCCTTGCTCGGCAGCACGTCGCGCAACCTGACGCCGGTGAACCAACCCTCCTCCATCCCGCGCCGCATGATCTTCGCGGCGATAGCGGGCTCCATGGCGGCGTCGGCATCGGCAAGCAGGCGTCCGCCGAGCCCGAGCTTTTCATCGGCGCGCTTGTAGTTCGGTTCCCAGGTGAGCTGCACGTAGCCCCGGCCATACCAAGGCCAGTAACGGAGGTGCTTCTTGCGCCAATCCTCGGACAGCCAATAGGCCTCGCGGACGGGCTGCATCGTTCGCGCCGTCTCATGCCATGCCGTTGCCAGCATATAGGCGGCGTGCGCGAGAGGGGAGCCCTCTGCGGCTTGCAGGACTTCGGTGAAGCCCTCCACCTGCACCGTCTTGAGCGGGCCGCATCGGGCGGGATTGCGCACGGTGCAGAAGAAGCTGGCCGCGTCGAATACTGCTGCACGGGTCATTGTGCCCCTCCCAATGGTGCGGCTGCGATGATCGCCTTCTCTTGCGCCTCTGCCATCTCCATCGCCGCCAGTTCGGTGCGGATCGATACCAATGCCACCTTCCGGCGCGCGGCAGGCATGTCGAACAGATGCAACAGCGCGTAGATCATCGTGCGCTGGTTCTTGTTCACGTGCCGATGCACGCCCAATTCGGCGTCACAGCGCGCCCGCTCTTTTTCGAGGTCGCCTTCCAGCTTCTCGACGCGCGATTCCAGACGGTTGACCAGAGCGAGGGCAACGTCGTCGGTCTGCTTCCGCTTTCCGCGCGAGTGGTCCAGCCACGTCTTAAGCATGCCCCCGATGCCAGCGGTGCCGACAAGCGCCATGATGCCCGACACGATCCAAAAGACGTTCGAGTACATGAGTGCGGGCATCACAGGATGACCGTTCCGCTGACCGTGTTGCCGGTCGGGTTCTCCACGTCCTTTGTCTTGAGGACGTTTCCGATGACGACGGCACCGGCGTTCGCGGTCAGGCCCAATGTCTGCAACCAGGCGTCTCGCACGATATTGCGGGTTACGATCAGCTCCGGGGTCGTCGTGCCTGTGAAGAGCATGGCATAGCGCGAGCTGCTGCCGACGCTGTTGTAGAACAGGTTGTCCTCGACGGTCACCTTGTCGGACCTCACGACGACGCCGATGAATTCGGCGTCCGAATCCGCGCCGACATGCACGGCGTTGCGCGCGATGCTGAAGCCGCTGACCGGGATGCTTGTGAAATCGACATTTATTGCGCGGTAGACCTGGTTGACGAGGACGTTGTCTTCCACCTCAAGCCCAGAATAGCCTGCGGCGTCGTCGGTGAAGTTGATGCCGAAGAGACCGCCGGTTACGGTGTTGCGATTGAAGCTATTGCCGGCGTACGCGGTGCTGGCGATAAACCGGACTGCCACAACGCTGGTACCGACTGTGATGCGGTTACGCGAAAACGAACTGTTGGTTGCCGCACCGATAGTCATCTGGCCGAAAATCGTGTTCTCGCTGAAGTCGGTGCCCAGCATCCCGGCGACCTCCACCCTCGCATCGAGCGTGTTGCGCATCACCTTGAGGTTTGCCGCTCCAGCCTCCTGCGAGATGGCCAGGGCGTAGCAGTCGCTATCGACGTTCGTGACTTGGTTCTCGGATATCGTAACGTTCTCCCCAGAGAGCCCGACCAGAACCAGACCGCCATAATAGGGAATGCCGGGCTTCTTGGTCAGATCGCTGCCAACGCCATCGATCCGGTTGCGCGCGATGATGTGGCCAGAGGTATCGCCGCCGCCCTCCACGCCGAAACAATACATGTTCTTGAAATCATTGTCGGTGATCGTCGCCGCGGCATCGGTGTCGTTGATCCCGCCCACGCCCGCGATGAACGTGTCGGCGATATTGCCACTTACGACTATACGGCTGTTGTCATTGCTGAATGATACGAAGCCATCGCCATGGCCAACCGCGATGTCGATGTTCCCGTTGGTGCCGCTGTTTCCGGTGATCGTGGCGCCGACTACCCCAGACAGGTGGATCGCGTTGCCGCCGATCGTGTCGAAGCGGTTGCCGGTGATCGTGATATCGTCGCCATAAGGCAGGATGCCTTCGCCGGGAGCGTTCACGAATACGTTGTTCCGCGCCGCCTGAGCCGATCCTGTGCTGAGCATCGAAAGCTCGGTGGTGGTTTCCCAGCGCGCAAAGGTCCATTTCGCACGGTTGCCGTCGAAGGTCAGGCCTTCCACCGAAGCGCCATCGGCCAGCGTCAGCGAAGCGAAGGTGAGGAAGCAGGTCCCGCCGATGCCGATATTTGCGTTGACCGGCTGATCGAGCGTGATCGTGTTGCCGACCTTGTCCGCGATTGTGCGCACGTCGGTAAGCGTGCTGTTGAGCACCAGTGCCGAGCGAGCCACGCCCTGTTGCGCAAACGCCACCTGCATCCCGATCGTGAAGGCGCTGGCGTCGGCGAGGGTGACCGCCTTACTCTCGCCCGTGGTCATCGCCGTGGTCGTCGTTGTTTTGATCTGGTCGCGCCGCTTGAGGGTCGCACCGTTGCCGATGATCTTCTGACGGTCCAGCGAGAGCAGACCGTGATCGATCGTGTAGGTCACGCCGGGCTGAAGCACGAGTGTGCCGCCCACGCCGGCTGCGGCGATTGCATCGTCAAGCGTGGCATAGGCGCCCGCGTAGGTGGGCAGGAGGTTGAGCGACGGCAGAGGACCGGGCTTTTCCACCGCCACGCCGGCCACTTTCTCGAAACGACGGAACGCTCCCGCCTCATAGGCCCAAAATCGTTCGCCATTTGCGACCGTCGCCAACCCGTCCGCGACACTGTCCTTGATCCCGAGCGAAGCGACGAACATCAGCGTGTTGAAGCCTGCCGCCGCCTCCTGCGCGATGGCATCAAGCACCTCTTGGTTGCTGGCGTTCGTCGGAACCGGGGTGCTCCCGATCGCCCCCTCGCGGCGCGCGATGTCAGCGAAGCTATCACCCCGCGCGTTGTTCACGACGATACGCTCGACGGTCATGCCGTTACCTCCGGGAGTAAGATGATTTGCCCCCGGACAGGCACGTCGATGACGCCGTTGGGGTAGATGTCCTTCAAGTCGTGCGCGACGCGGACAATCTCGGTGGGGCCTTCGACTTCATCGAAGTCCGGCCCATGCCATTTCGCCTTGAAACGTCCGGACGACGCCTCGAGGATCGTGATCGTAGCCGAAGCCAGCACGGCGCCGGTTCCCGCAGTCTTGCGGGCTTGCCAGGTAAGCGTATGCCCAGTGATATCGACCGGCACGCCCGCCGTGTCGGTGAATTGGTATTCCTTTACGAAATCGCCCTGCCGGGGGAGAACGATATTCAGCTCCGGAAAGTTCGGATCAGCCATAGGTGATATGCTCGACAAAACTGATCGAGGTGGTGCCGAACATGCCCATGGTGATGGCGCTGGCGAGGTCCTGCCCAATTCCCGCGCGACACTCGACCACCGGCCAATCGAAGTTCACCGCGTCACCGGTTTCGATTGCCTCCCGAAGCGGGGGGCTTATCTTGCACGTCGCCGAAAGCCCGTCGCGCGCAGTTACCCGCCCCACCTTGTAGCCGCGCTTCCCGATGCTGAATTTGACGCCGTGCTGGATCATCGCACCCTGCGAGATCACAATCTCGACCGTGGTTGCCCTCAGCGCGGCATCCGCGCCCACCACGGCGACGATATGCGGCGAGGCGAAGCGAACCTCGGTTGGGAAAACATCGTCGTCGGCATAGATGTCGGAGGGGCTGGCAAGGCCTGAGCCCGCGAAGGGGCGAGGCGCGGTTTTAAGCGAGAGGATCGGCACGAGCACCGATTGCGCGCCGCCTGCCAGGTGGGCGGTCCACGCATCCCACGCTCGTTGCAAATCGATGTTGTCGAGGTCCATCTCGCCGTAGCTGATTTCCCAGCGCCCGCCTCCATCGGTCGAGATGACATCCTCTTCCCCACTGAGCGCAGTCCCCCCGCTGAGGACGCGCGGCACCACGTCCGCCTTGACAGGGTCGGGGTTGAAACGGTGCGCCGGGAAGATAAACATGCCCGCGACGCTAGATGCTGGGCCGGTCTGCGATTACCGCCGTCAGGCGTGCCCGATCAGGCCGGTGCGATGGTGGTAACGGTGCCGCTAGACCCGCGATACTTGAGCGCCCCCGCCTCGACATAGAGCACACCGCCGCCGGTGGGATTAGTGGTCGGTGCCGTGGTGCAGTTCGCAATTCCCAGAACGCGGGCACCCGATCCGAACTGAGAAGTGCACCCGAACAGCCCGACATTCTCGCTGCTGCTGATCATGATCGAGGAGGTACTGACCACGCCAAAAAACAGTTGCGGTCCTCGAAGCCCAAGATCCATCGTGCTCGCGCCAAGGAATGACGCAGTCGCCCGCCCCAGCGTGGCGCTCCCCCCGGTGCCGCTGAAGGTCAACGCCGGGAGAAAGGCCCCGCCGCTGTTCATCGTCAGCGATGTGATCCCCGCGATCACCCCGCCGGTGATGTTCACATTGCTCGCGGCTTGGGTGGCCATCGTGTCCAAGCCGAGATTTACTCGTGCCGTCGAAGCGTTGGCGACATCGGACAAGTTATTCGCCGCCACCAGCGCCCCGGCGAGATTATGCTCCTGAGACCACCATGATGCGCCGACCGACGCCTGCGTACCGCCTGCGTTGTCGGCCTTGGCGATGATGGTGTCACCGATATCAACGCTGACCCCGGACGCGCCACCGATCCTGCCGGCGACCGATACGACATAGGCGTCGCCCTTCGATGCTGCCGGATAGTTCGGGTTCGCCGAGCAGTCGATATCGCCCTTGAGATCGAAAAGGCCGGTCGTCGCCAGCGCAACCAGCGCAGCGACGAACGCGGTTGTGGCGAGCTGCGTGTTGTTCGTGCCAGGCGACGCGGTTGGGCCGGTAGGCGTTCCGGTAAGCGCTGGTGATACGAGTGGGGCCTTGGCGTCCAGCGCCGCTTGCAAATCGGTCTGGTCGCTCAGGGTTCCGGTGATCTCGCCCCACTCAGGGGCCGGCAGGGGGGCGGGGGGCAGGTCGATAAAGTGCGTTACGCCATCGCCCCACCTCTGCTCCCCTGTTTCCTCAATGATCCCGATCTCGCGCTCGAGCAGGATCGGATTCTCCGAGGCCCAAAGCGCAGCCGGATAGATATTGTAGATGAAGCGCACTTTTTTGGTCGTGGTCACGACAGGATTCCCCCGTCGTAGATGACCTCGATCCCATCCGTGGTCGTGTCGACAGTCACGGTATCCGACCAAGCGCTGCGCCGACCGTCCCCCGTCGCGTAGGAAACCTGCGCGTCAACCATCGCGTCGGCGGGCACGTATTCGGTATTGATGGTCACCGACGTGCCGGGGTCGATGTCGGAATATTGCCGCTCGCCCCATACGCTCGCCGTGGACAGCTTTGTGCGCGCGAACCAGGTCAGGTCGCTGCGGTCCGGGCCCGTTGCGGTCAGCACAAGATAGGCGCCGGGTGCGCCCGCTCCGCTATCGGTGTCGAAATTGACGACCGCGTCCGTGATTTCGGGGTCATCGAGCGGCTCGACGTCGGGCACCTCGCCAACAGGAGTCGCGTCGCCGGTCTCTTCCGACGGGTCCCAATCGTCCATAGCCGGGTCGGCAGCTACCCATTCGAAGCGAACGCCGCCGGTCTGCATGTCGCGCTCGGGCGAGCCGACGATCTCGACCGGGCCATCATAGAATACGGCGCCGGCCTCCTCGATGGTCAGGTTGATGTAGCGCTCGCCCAGCACCTCACGGCCCCCGAAGGTGGTGACGATGCTGCCGCGATACGGCGCGTTTGCGCGGATCATCTTGCGCTTGGCGAGGCGACGGCCCTGCGTCGGTGACGGGATCTGCGCATCGAGCCCGATCGTGACCGGCTCGCGCCCACTCGCATCGATCGCCGCCTGGTCGCGCCACGAAGCGGCATCGACGGTCGCATAGTCGTGCTCTGCCGAGACGTAGGTGATCAGCACCTCGTTGACCGCGTCCTCGGCGGCGACGTGCTGCTGGATCGAATAGGAGGCGATCTTGTCGGGGCCGATGCTCACCGTCGGCTCGTAGAAGCGCCCCGAATAGATGATCAGTTCGCCGCGCTCATTCTCGCAATACCAGCCGTCGAAGGTATTGAGGATCGCCAGACGAACGGCGGCGGGGGTTTCGGTCGCCTTGTAAGCGAGGGCAAGGCGATAACGGGGCTCGGTGCCACCGGCTGCCAGGGCCATCGCGGCATCGCAGTCATTCGCAGCGGCGGTCCATTTGTCGATCTGCGGGAGGATCTGTGTGTTGAAATCGACGCCCCCTTGCGTGATCTCGCGATGGAGGAACGCAAGGACGGGGTTGTCGCGATATTCCCATGTGGTCTGGTCGTAGGCGTCCTGAGCTTCGTCGCGGAAGTCGAACACCAGCGACCATTCACCGGCCAGCGACATCTGGATATCGTCGCCGTTCGGGTAGGTTTCGAGGAACTTGTCGGCCTTGGTGAGGAACTTGATCAGGAATCCGGTGACGATGCCGTCACCGCGGTGATCGGTGGTCCAGATGCCCGGAAGCTCGGCTACTACGTCGGCAAACGCAGTCTCGGTCGGGAGCCCAAGGTTGAAGCCGCATTTGACCCGGCTATCGCGGTATCGGCCATCGGGGAGCGCGTTGACGGTGGTGCCGGTGAGGGTGACCTTGTCGTCGTTCAGATAGACTTGCGTGATCGCGTTTGCGCGACCGTCGTGGAAGGCGCCTACATCGATCGGCGTGCCGTCCGACTTGTTGCCGAAGAATAGAGCGTCCCAGTAGAGGCGCAGCGCACCATAGGCGCGGGTGCGGACGGGGATGGGCGACTTGCGGCTGGTTTCCGTGGTGTCGGCGCGCTGGGCGGGGCGGCCGGCGATGACGGAACCGGCAGCGCTGAGGCCGGCCGAGATGCCCGCGAGGGTCAAGCCGGTGGTGAACGAAGCCGAGAGCGATACCGCAGTTGCGACGGAGCCGATGCCAAGGCCCGAGCTCAGGATGGCGGCGCTGATGAACTGGCCGGCGCCGGGGATGACGTTGACCGCCACTGCGCCGGCGACAAGCAAGATGGAGCCCAGCGTCCGACTCATGGCCGCCACGCCTTGAGAACGCGAATATGCGTGCCGGACTCGATGAAATGCAGGCGCCCTCCACTGGACCGCAGAGACCAGCGCTTGCCAGTCCAGATTGCGCCAGCCTCCTCCCCGATCGCCGTGATGACGGCGATATCTGCGGCCTGCGGCGTTTCCACGACGGGCAGTCGTCCTGCTATTCCGCGCTCCCACAGGGGCAAAAGTCCGCCTGACCGCTCGACCGTGGCGCGAGCGGCTTCGTCATCCGCGACGCCCCGCCATTCCGCGGCAAAGTCCGGATGCCCTAGCTCGAGGCACCAATCCGCCGCGAGCGTAGAGCAATTCCACGGCCCGAAATCTGCCATCGCGGCCTTGAGGAAGCTGCCCAGCGTCATTTGCTGGACGGCCCAAAGCGACGTTTCGCACCGGCGGTGATCAGCGAGACATGGCTGGCGATCGCGTCCGAGGGCGATTTACGCCGCACGTCCTGGTCGGTGTAGAATGCGGGCTGAGGATTGGAGCGGAACGTGTCGGCACTGCGAACGGACAGCCGAATCGTGCGCTGGCGACCGTTCGGCACATCCTGGCTCTCGGTGACGAGAATATCCGCGAAGCCACGCCATACCCAGCGCGGCGGGCCGTCGTTCTGCCAGTCAGCGTCGAAATCCTGCTCGCCGATAAGGACGAGCGCGTTCGGGATGCTTGCGGCATCCTCTTGGGCTAGGCGCAGCGTGTAGCCCGAGACGCCGGACAGCACGAAGTCCAGACGATCCGCGGTACCGTTGACGAGCTGCTTCAGGGCCGGAATGTCGAGAAGGGCGCCGGCACCAACATAGGTTGCGCCGCCAGGGTCGATGGCGTCGGCTTCTACGGGTAGGTCGCCGTGCCCCGACCAAATCCATGCGATAGGGTCAGCCGCCAGCCGGAAAAGGATCGAGCGGCGATAGGTTGCCATACCCATGGAGGTATGGCTTGGGCTGGTGCGGGATTACCGCCGTCAGGTCTTGGCGGGCTTCACCACCGCCGGGTTGTTGAGTTCCGGGAAGCACTTCTTGGCGGTGTTGTTCCAGAATGCCTTGATCGCACCACGCCACGCTTTGAAGCCGTACATCACCAGCGTTCGCTTTTCGCCTTCGTGGACCTCCATGGTCACGGATGGGCTTTGGACCGCACCGCCGAGATTGGAAAAGCGAAAGTCGACCTTGGTGCCGTACGCGGTCACTGTTTCGTCACTCACGCCCTCATCTTCCCATTCCACATCAAGGCAGCGAACCAACTCGGCCATAGTCCGCTCAGTGGTGGCCAAGATGTAAGAGCGGTCCGTCGGCGTCGAGATGACGGCCTGGGCAAGCAGTAGCGGAATAATCATCGGCATTCTCCCCGCCTCAGGTTATGCGCGATCCGGCATCGTGGCTAGCCGCCGTACCGGTTCTGCTTCGACAGCATACCGGGAACGGCGCGCAAGGTGGAGCCCAGCGTCTGCGCGTCCATTTTCTGCGCTTCGCCAAGGATCTGAGCGGCGAGCCCTCGCGCGAACCCGGCGGGGGTCACGGAATTGTCGGCGCTGACGTTGATGTGGTAGTTTTTGACTATCGTCCCGCCACCGCCCGCCGCTTTGGTCTGGCCTAGCGGGATCACCGTGCCCCCCTGGCTACCCATACGGAGCAGTTCGACACCACCGCCGCGGTTCTCGTTGACGCGGGTCACCGAATGCGGGGCATTGTAGCCGCCGCTGGCCCTGCCGAAGATCGAGCCCACTACGCTACCGAGAAACCCGCCTATACCTCCGCCCCCAGCGCCCTTCGCACCGGCAAGCGCGTCGGCTATCGGCTTCATCAGGACCTGCTGAATGAGGATATCGAGAAGACTGGCGATAAGCGGGTCCTTGACGCCAAGACGCTTGGTAATGGCGTCCGAAATAGCGTCGTCGACTTGTTCAAGACGTGACACGACGGCCTCCTCGACCTGTTCGGAAGGGTCGTTGAAGCTACGGCGGTAGCGATCGATGGGGGATTCGTATTGGCGGGCGAGATTTTCCCGCCCTGCGGACTGCTTGCGTGCCAGTAGCGCACGGGCCTTCTCCGCATCAGCAATCTCGCCAGCGGCAATAGCTGCCTCCAGACGAGAGGATTCCTCCTGCTCCGCGATATCAAGGATGCGCCGCTCAATTTCGAGGCGGGCAACCCGGCCTTCGACAAGGTCAGCCTGCGCTTCCAACGTCTCGCGCTGCATCTGGAGGTCGCGCTCGGCAATGGTTCGCTGTGCTCGCTCCAGATCCCGGTTAAGGGAAATCCCTTGCGGTGCGCCGGATACCAGCCCGCCGCTTTCATCCCGACCGTATAGCGCGCGGGTGGCTGCCCGGAGCCGCGCCTTCTGCGCCTCGCTATAATCCTTTGCGGCATCGATTTCAGCGATCTGGTTCTTGTATTCCAGCTCGTAGAGGTTGCCCTGCAATTCGGCGCGCTTTTCGGCGTCTAGCGTGATGTCGAGACGAGCACGGATTTCCTGTTCGCCGAGTTCGCGAATTTTGTCTGCAACTTCGCGCTCGATGTCAGCGGGATCGCGGCCTTGGCGGCCCTTCTTCTTTTTCTTATCCTTCGTGTCGATCTTCGGGGGCGCGGTTTCCGGTGCCGCAATGCCGCCGCGCAGCTTCTCCGCAGCGCGCATTAGCGCGACGACGGCCTGTTCGCCCGCCTTCATCCGGTCCTCTGCTGCGGAGATTGCGCCTGCGTTTACCCCGCCGGGTACCGCGAACCCGCCACCGGCATAACCCGGCACGCCCGCAGCCGCTGGGTTACCGCCGGCGCCGGTCGCCCGCAGCCGCGAATATTCGGCGCTGGCCAGCATTAGCGAGGCCTGCGCGCTGGCGAGCTTCTGCTTCACCAACTCGTATTCGGCCTTCGCCGCCTTCAATGCCTCCTGACGGGCCTTGCCGTGCGCGGTTGCGAGCTTGTCGACGGCATCGCTCGCGCTTTTCGTGGTATCGCCAAGTATCTGCTGAGCCTGCGCATTGATCCGCGCAGCCTTCGCAGCCTCATCATTGCGCGTGGCGAGATAGCCGATGCCGAGGGCCAGTGCCGTGACCGCCAGCCCAACCGTACCGCCGAACGCCGCAAGAAGCGTGCGACCGGCTGTCGCGCCAGTGAGCGCCAGCGCCTCCATTGTCGTTGCCGCACCGATCGCGCGGGCCTGCATCGCGAAGATTGCCGTCGATACAACACCGGTCGAGGCGGCTGCTGCGACCATCCCGGCAACGTAGCGGCCAAGCATGACGGTGGCGATCACGGCCAGCGCGTCGGCGACCGTATCGAGGTTGTCAGCAAGTATCTCCAAGCCGCCAGCAACTGCCGTAGTAGCGCCGTTCGCCTGCGCCGCCTCGCCGATATAAAGACTGAGTTGATTTCTTAGCTTGGTGAATGCACCGGAAAGGGTGAGGGTAGCCTTTGCCGCCTGCGATTCCAGAGTGTTGGATCCGCTTTTGAGCAAATCAAAGAACTGCTGGCTCGTGACCTTTCCGGCCACGACCTCAGCCCTCAACTTTCCAATACTCCCGCCGAACCGCTCAGAGGCCGCTATCACCTGAAGCAACGGTCGCAACCCGCCTTCATTGACCTGATTATAGTCTTCCGCTTGGACCTTTCCGGATGAAAGTGCCTGCGTGAGACCGAGTATGGCACCGGATGCCTGCGCAGTTGTAACGCCGGTGATCTTTAGAGCTTGCGCCGTGGCCTTTGTGATCGCCAGAAGGTCTGCTTGCGTGGCGCCTAAATCTCGTTGTGCTTGAGAGGCCCGGCCATAAAGTCCGCCGAGGGCTTCAAGCTCAACACCGTACTGCTGCGCGACGCCGAAGAGGTTTCGCTGCACTTGGGCTAGGCGCTCACCCTCTAAGCCAGTGACCCGAAGCTGATTTTGAAATCGGGTAAAGCTGTCGATAATTCCCGTGACCTGCTGGACCGACAACGCGCCTGCGAAAGCCCCTGTCAGCCCTCGAAGTGTCCCGCCAATGTTTGCAGACGATGCCCGGATTTGCCGCTCAAGATGCAGGATGGCCCGCTCTTGGCGGGTAAACGATGAGGTGACCAGCGCTGTACTGTTGCGCAGTTCGACCTTGTACGCGTTCATGTCCGCGCGGATTTGCAAGATAATTGGATCGATCTCGGCCACGGCGCGCCTCAGGATTGCGCATTGGGGCTACGTTGTGCGATGTCCGTGCATTACCGCCGTCAGGGAACGCCAATGATCCGGCTCTTTATCGCTATAGCTTTTGCGGCTGGATCCTGCTCGGCGCCCGCAGACCAAAGTGGCCCAAGCGATGCCGCAATATGGACAGTCGCTCAAACCGACATAAAGGCAAAGTTGCGCGACCCCGGGTCGGCCGAATTCTCCGAATTACATACCATTCGCCGCGACGGGAAAGCTCTAGGCACCTGCGGGAAGGTAAACAGCAAAAACGGGTTTGGCGGGATGAGTGGCCCAACCCGTTTCATCGCAGGCGGCGACATTTCGGCGGTCGAAGGCGACGGCACGATGGATCAAAAGAATTTCAATGAGGCGTGGTCGATGATGTGCCTCTAACAGCCGAGGGCGGCCATTGCTGACCGCCCTCCCGTGCGTTGACCCGCCTTGCCGCGACTCGCCGCGCCGCACCTGGCCCCGCCATGCCTAGCCTGCCATGCCCCGCCACACCCGGACACGCCATACCTCGCCTCGCCTGCCTCGTTTCGGACCCTTTCAGGCGGTCCGAGCCTCACCAATCAGCGAGAATATCTTCGCAAATTCGGTGAGCTCTGCGTACTTTTTATGGAACGCCTCCAGTTCCGACCATGCCTGCGCTACGACTTGAGCGCGAAGCTCTTCATCCGATAGCGCGTGCTGGACGCTCGTATATGACCGATCCTCGTCGCGCATCACAGAGACGAAGGCTCGGATCGGTGCGGAGCCTTCCCCCTTCTCGATCACCACATCCACGGCGCGGATCAGATCGCCGGCTTGGTCGAGGCGATAGGCTGCCGCTGCCTTGCGGTCATCCCATTCGAACGCCGGGTGGAGCGGGTTGAGCTTATCGCGCGCGGCCTCCACCACCGTCGCGTTGTCGAGCCTGCCGTTGTGGAAAACGCGGAGTCGCTCAAGTTCCTCGCCCACGACCTGCGCCTCGATTTTGGGAGCGTGGCTACCCTGTTTCCATTTATAGATCATGCCGCCAGATCCTCGCTGGTGCCGACATGGAAGCGGCCATACTGTCCGTTCTTCTCCGGCCTCCATTCGCCAATCCCGATGCCGAAGCCGGCGGTGTTGAGCAGGTTCGCGATCTGCTCCGCGCTGATCACGGCGGCGTTGAACTTCACCGCAACCGGAATGCGCCACTGCTTGAACTCTGGCCGGTAACGGATATCCGCGGTGCCCAGCCCAATCCTGACCATGTCCTCGCGTGGATTGGGTTCGCCGATCACCTCAAGCATCTCGCAGTCGATATGGAACGCGCCGCGCGCCATCGTCATCTTGGCATCCACGAACCGGCACGCGCCGACCATCGCGGCCTTTACGCCGATCGCTGGGAAACCATAGGCGCCGGTCGGGGTCCGATAGAAGCAAGCTTCATAATCGGCCTCGGGATCCTTGGCTTCGCGCGCCTTGGTTGCCTTCTTCATCTGCTTATCGAGCATCTGGCGCTTGGCCTTTTCGCTCCACGCATGGACGATCAGCGGGCTGTCACCGACGAGCATGAACTGCACGGTCTGGATGTTGAGGGCGGGCAGCTCGATGGTCGAGCTCTTTGCTGCGGCGGCCATCAGATCCGCCCTCCCTTGAGATAGGTGGGCAGGTCGCGCAGGTGCTTTGCCTGGGCGAAGCTGGCGACGTTACCACCGATAGGCGCGGCGTGCGGATTGTGAGCGATGGTGACGCACGCGGTTTGCGTGCTAAGGGTCAGTACAGCCATGATCGATCTCCCGAGATCGGTTTCGGTTAGGGCCGGGGAGAGGTTGCCGCCTCTCTCTGGCCTGTCCGTTATGTACGTACAGTTGACCATGGTGTCAATGGGGTGTACGTCATTTTTATGGACGACACTGGTTCAACGCGTTTTGAAATGCGCGCTCCGAATTCTTGGCTGGCAAAGGTCGATGACTGGCGCGCGCAACAGCGTCCCGTTCCTCCACGCGCAGAAGCTATCCGCCGCCTAGTGGAGCGCGGACTCGACTCCCAATAGCTTGTGCTCCAGCTTGGCCGCTTAGGTCAGCAGGGGGAGTATATCGCATGGGCTCAGCAACGACGGGACGAACGGAAGTCGCTCGGGTGTTCGGGCTAGCGCACAAGCAATTATATCCTGCGGCGCGAGTTGATCTCGAATATCGAACGATAGACGAAGAGGGGCGCACCGACGGGCCTCTGCACACGCTGAAGGTTGTTGTGAGCAGCGACGAAGCTCGACAGATCGCAAAGGCGTTTCTGGATGCGGCAGCATCTCTTGAGGGCGCTGGCGGGACAAAACAATAACTCCTTTGCCGTTTTCCTAATGCGCCCGCGCCGCGCTGAACCGCTTCAACCGCTCCATATCGGGCTCGGCATCGCCGCCTTCCCCGCTCGATTCGACGCAGGCGAAATACTCGCCCAGCGACACCGCACCCCAGTCCAACCCGAGCTGCCCGCAATTTGCCAGGATCAATCCTCGGGGGAAGGGCTCAGGTCGCTTTCCGGGTCCGAGACGGCTTTTTTTTTAACCTCGACGCCGACGATAGCCGCGTTCAGGACGGCCCAGGCGATATATTGGCCCTCGACAATAGGCCGGTGCGGAAAGAGGTAATCGTCGCAGAGCTGGCTGGCTTTTGCCGGGCCGACCTTGATCTCCTCGCCGCTGCCCAGAAGCCCGTTGTCACCGCCGATGAGCGCCAGACGGATCGTTTCGCGGATATCGCTGGGCCGCGCGGCACCGCCACCGAGGTAGACCGGCGCTTCATCATTGAGCCCGAGGCCAGCCCCAAGCTCTTCGTGGATCGCGTAAATCGATTTCGGGAACAGTTTGCCGTCGCGATCGGTGACGCCGCAGTTCCGCTCAAGCTCAATGATCTGCTTGAGGTTCAGGGCGAGCGAATATTTGCCGTCGCCGAACTGGACCGGCTTGAGGCGCGTCTCCATTACGCGGCGACCGTGCGGCCCACGATGATGATGTCATACGTGACGCTGGTGCCCGAGCCGCTGTTGCCAATGGTCAGGATATCACCGGTTGAGCTGGTGACCGCCCAGCCCGACTGCGATACGAACGCCTGCCACTCACCCGGCTTGACCGCAACACCGTCACCAGCTGCCAGGAAGGGGCCGACAAAGCCGGTATCGGCCACGCGGGTGATGTTGACGTTGTTGGTGTTGCCTTCCGCCGCGCTGACGAAGATCGCCACGACTTCTGCGGCGGTGATGGTCGCTCCGAAAGCGTCGGACAGCACGCCTGCAAGATCGAGACTGTCGCTTGACGACGACGCGATCGTGCGCGTGTCGGCGAACAGGATGTTGGCCTGATTCGTCGCCGCCGTGCCCGATGCGAGCGTGAGCAGCTTGTCGATGCTGACATTGAGCTTGGGCGTGCCAAGGTCGCCCGCTCCGGTCTGGGTAAGGTTGATGCGAACACCGATATCGCCACGAACGCCTGCCATTTCCGTTACCCCTTATGCCGCCACGTAGGTGAGATCGCCCTCACCCTCGAGCGTGATTTCCATGCCGGTATCGCCTTCGCGATCGATCGAATAATTGCGCGCCGTCATCACCGCCTGCCCCGACCAGGTGCCGATTTCCTCGCCGGCATCGGTGCCGTCATCGCGGTAGCCGACAATCTCGTAATTCTTGTGCCTGCCCACAGCGGCCTTGAGCGTGGCGATCTGGTCGGCGCTCGAAAGGCCGGAGCCGGTCACATCCCAAGCGGTGCCGAGGACACGCGAGCGGCGCCCGGCCGGCTTGTTCGGCTTGGTGCAATCGCGAACCCGGCGGGTGCTGGTCTCGGCGGTTTCGTTGATGCTGACACTGGTGATGTCGCAGATGACGGTGAAGACTTCGGGGTCTGCAGCGTTGCCCATCTTGATCTGGGCGAAATCGATCTCGACGGGAACGGACATTCTACGGGTCTCCGCTAATTTAGCGGCGACCCTAGTTGCGGTCAGTCGTGCGCTTTACCGCCGTCAGCGGGGACTACGTGGAGGCGTGCGCGGCGTTCGTCTATTCGCCTGCCAGAGCGCTCGGCTTCCCATTCGGATTGCGATGGTGCCAAGCCCTCAACGAACGACGCGCGAGCCATGTGCGCCGCGGTAGCCTCGTTGCGGGCATCCAGATCGGCGGCAATTGCGTCAATATCATCGGCATCAAGGTCGCCCTTGCGGACAAGCTGGCGCACCAGGGCGCGGATCATGGCTTCTGCCGACACCGCAGCATCATGCCACAGGTCGGGCTATCCCGCCATAACCCGCGCGCGGAATTCGATGTTCGCCTCCATCGCATCCGCCTCGCCATCGACCATGCGGCGGATGTCGTTGATCAAGACGAACTTTGCCGTGCCGCCGGGGACGGGGAGGCGGGCGCGATAGAGGCTGTCCATTATGGCAGCGGCACAGCGGCTCATATGATCCTCGGCCTCTTCGACTATAGTTGTTCCGATCTTGCGAGCGTCGGCGCGGATGTAGATCGGCAAGCGGATGTCACGGCGCTTACGATGCCCCGTGAGTGGGCCCGAGATCGCGGTACCAGGCTTCGCAAACGGCTTAGTCGGGCTCGCCGGAGCCTTCCGATAAAGTTGCGCTGCAGGGATCACCGCCGTCACCGCCGGGTCCGCTTTCAGGTGCGTCAATGCCGCCTTTCTTAGCTCGAGCACGAGATCCACGGGCTTTCTCCTTCAATGCGCCGGCAGCGCGCGCGGCCAACTCGACTTCGGGGGTGACGGTGTACGAGTTGCCGCCGCGGTATGTGACCGACGTGAGCGCATCGATCGGGTGTGAATAGTCGCGGGCGAAGGTGACGCGGGCCATGGGCTATCCTTTGCTGCGGGATTGGCGGACGGCTTGGTTCATGGCGCGCTCGACCAACTTGACGATGCCGGGCCTTTCCGCGTCACGCGCGGGGCGGATGTGGGGACGCGCAGCCGTGTTGCCCCAGTCAAATTCGATCATGGCATGATCTGAATTGCTCGACACCTCGACCAGCAATGGCGCCTTCTGCACCGTCTCGATTCCGTTCGCCAGATCGCCCATGTCGTTGTTCGGAGCCTCCCCAGGCAAGGAGGCGACGTGGCCCTTGCCCGATACTGCGCCGGTAGTGATCAAGATTTGCGCAGTGGTCTGAATACGCTCACCGCCCTCAAAAAGCGCGGCACCGACAAACCGCGTCGGGCCGGCGCCGGACAGCTTCTTGAGCCGCGCGATATGCGCTTTGTGGCCTCTCAGCGGCATGGCGGGGCACTCCTGTCCATGCCGGCGGGTATCTGTTGCGGTGCCGGGGAGGATTACCGCCGTCAGGGTTCGCTGCGGTCCGTCTTTCGCCGCTCAATCTCACGTTCAACCGCCTTGCGGAGAAATTCAGACTGCGGCTCTTTCTGGACTAGCACGCCCTTGATTCGCGCGAGCGTGCCGGTCGGAAACCGCGCCGTCACCTTCTCTTGGGGATCATTGATGCGATTCCTGCCCACGCGCGCCGGGCTATCTGCCACCAACAATAGAGTCGAGTCCGTGAAATTAGGTGCCACCATCTATTGACATATAGATGCCACCAACTATTCTGGCAACATCGTTCGAGAGAACCCCTGACCTTAACCGGGAGGCGATCATGATCGGCGGGGCCAACCACCCCTGGCAGCCGGGAAAGACCGGCAACGAATTTCGAGATAGCTCGCTGTGGGAGGCGGGAGGGTCGGATTAGATACCCGATCCTGGGATAAGGCGGTCGATCACGGCGCGGTGCGAAAACCCCAACTGATCCCAGAGCGAAAGCTCGGTGTTGATCCGACCAAAGTTGCCGGTGGAGGCCAGCGGAGTGCCGTTGAAGCCGGAAAGCTGAGGAAGTGGAGCCGAGCGAGTAGGGGCCCAACGCGCTGCGGTGTCGCGGAAAGCCCGGCTTTAGACCGTAGGACAACGGGAGGTGCGGCCGGTCACGGGCGTTCCTTGAGTTCGGCGAAAGCCTGGGCCTCCCGACCAGTTTCTGAGGCAGCGGTGCGGGGCCACCCTCACCAGTCGTGGTACCCGATAGCGCGTCGGGCATGGGGCTAATCGACGAACACAGGTGGCAAGTTTGGCGGAGTTCTCACAACCGCCGCTGAATTTGCCCCACGGGCATCCGAAACCCGTTCCTCCGGGGCCGAAAGGCAAGAGGCGCATGGGCTCCGCGACATGGGCTTGTTGTGCAGCAGGTAGCCGGTAATCGCTGCACTCCGAATGCTCCGGTCGGGAATGTCCCCCGCTAGAGGGATCGGGAGCCGCCGTTAAGGCTAGGGTGTGGTCGCAGGCGGTGCGTGTCCGTATGCGAAGCCCATGACCGGGGAAGCGATAGGTTGTCCCGGCGCGATGTGGCCACACCTGCTCTACCCCGCCAACCGCCCCCGCCCCCGCCCGTCGAATGCGAACCCTAGCGTGTCGAGGGACTGCCCCGCGATCGTGTAGCTGCCGGTATGGGGTCCGGCGAGCACCTCAAGCGCTGCGTCGGTGTCCACTACCTTGCCCAGCCCAGGCGCCAGGATGATCAGGCGCACGTCCTTGTCAGTGTAACCCGCCTCCGCGCGCATAGCCTCGGTGACGCTGTCGATCTGGACCATGCACTCGAACTCAACCGGGGTTCCCGGATCGATGATGCTGCCCCCGTCGTCGTAGACGGCCTCGCCCTGCCAGATCAGCTTGCCCGCATGATATGGCCCGCCGAAACGCGCGGACACGGCCCCAGCGATAGCGGCATAGCGTTGGGCCAGCATCAGATACACCCAACTAGGCGCACGGTGCCGACATTGCGCCGCAGATAGATCTTGAACCGCTGGCCATACTTCGATGCGGCGTAGCCGCCATCGAGACCAGCATTTGCCGCGCGTTCGGAAAAGGCGATATCCATCGACGCCGAGCGGAATCGCGTGACGCCGGCCAGATCGCCCGCGTCGCCCCCGCTCGCCGGCAGTTCGCCGTTGACCACGATGTTGTGTGCCGTCAGCTCAAGGATGGCGTCCGCGTAATCGACTTCATCCCAACTGGTGGTCACCGGGGCATGCTTGCCGAGCCAGTAATTCACGCGCGCATCCGGCACCGCGGCGAGGGCAGGGAAGCGGTCGCGGAATTCGGATAGGGTGGGGGAGGTGTGGGGCATCTGATCCTCAAAAAATGGGCCGCCGCGTGCGAGACGAGGCGGCCCAATGCTCTTCACGGGGAGGAACGGTTACGCAGTGGGCCGCATGAACTCGGGTGCCGCTTCGTTGATCTCGGCGCGGGTCACGTCGCGACCGAGAATCGCCTTGACCGCATCGACCGCCGGCAAGCCTGCGCCAGTCCAGTGGTCGTCGTTGGCGGGGTCGAGAAGATCGATCGCCGAGCCGATATCGCCGGGCTCGCCCGCCTTCGGCGCGCCTTCGCTGACAACCTCGAACCATTCCGGCGCGAAGTCGTCGGCCTCAGTTTCCTTGCCGGGATCGACCATGACCAGCGCGGCGCCCAGATAAGCGCCGCGCGGGCCGGTCGAGATGTTACGGACGCGAGCCATCAGAACGAGTCCCGATAGACCATGGCCTTGGGCAGGCGCACGTCGAGACCGCCGACGTTCATGATGCCGCCGACCTCATAGACCATGCTCGCCTTCTGGAAGGCGGGCAGGAACTGGTGAGCACCGGGTAGCATGAACTTGGCGACCTGGGGGCTGTCGTCATATGCCACCATGCGGGTGCTGTTGCCCGTGCCAGCAGTCTCGAGCGCGCGGCTCTTGACGATGGTCAGGCGCTCGCCCGCCGTGTTGTTGTCCTGGAGATAGGACAGCACCGTTGCGTTCGTGTCACCGACGCGCTTGGTCGCGATATAGTTATACGCCGAGGTGGGCAGCGCCAGCTTGTTGGCGATGTGCGTCTCGCCGGTGCCGGTCTCGACCGCAGTGATGGCCTCGTTGATATCGCGGAGGATCAGATCCTCGTCCTTGGCCGTCCAGAGGCGCGAGGGGCCGGTGCCGTCGTTGGCGACCTGTGCGCTCGGCGCGTTGGCGTCGTTGACGAAGCCGGTCCAACCCTTCTCCGACACGCCAGCCGGGTTCTTGCCCGTCATGGCGATGCCGTAGATGAAGCGATCTGCGGCCAGCACGGCGGCGCCGGCCTTGTCCGAGGGCAGGGCCCGACCGAGCTTGGCGGCACGCTGCATTTCCTGCGTGTTCCACTCGTAGCCGATCGCGGCGAGGTGAAAGTTGCGGGTGGCCTGCGCCATCTTGGTCGACGCATAAGGCATATCGAACGCCCCGCCCGACATGAAGGCGGCCTCGCCAACCTGATCCATGGAATAGACCAGCGTGCCGATGTCCCACATGTCGCCGGTCGTATCGACCGAGAAGAATCGCGAGATATCGAAGCTCGGATACCGGTTCATGTAGACTTCGGTTTCGATGCGGTAGAGCTGCGGCGTCAGGAAGGCCATGCCGACCTGCGCGTCGCTCAGGAAGGCATCGACCTTGTCAGCGAACGTCGCGGCGAGCCGCGCATGATCAGCCGCCCAGAGCGACATGACTTGGCGCTTCAAGGCGGCATCGGCCACCATGAACATGGCAGGATCTGTGATGCGCCCTGCGGCTGCGTCGTAGAAATTGGTGATCGCGTTCATTATGCCCGCCCTCCTTAGCGCTTGGCGATCTTGACGAGGCCGTCGTCAGCGCCGGTCGTGTCGAATTTCCAGCCCGGGAGCGGGATGCCGCCCGAGGCCACGAAGTTACCGTCGCCGTCGACCTGCACCGCAGCACCGTCCGTGACAGAGCCGCCTGCCTCGACCCAGATGACGCCCTGCGTCATGATCGGCACGTTCTCGTAGCGGGCGTAGGTGTCGGTGGTCTGGCCTGCCACGAGACCGGCGGTCTGGCCGGCGATGACGATGCCAAGGGCCTCGTTGCCGGTCACGTCGACATAGGCCTTGTCGCCAATCGTCATCGTGCCGCCGTTCGCCCAGGTGAAGGCGAGGCCCCCGCCGGTGAAGGCGCTGGCGATGTTGCCGCTGCCCACAAGGACGCCGTCCGGATCGTGCACCGAATACTCGCCGGTAGCCGAAGTCTGGAGCAGGAGCAGCGTGTAGCGCCCGATCTTCGCGCCCGCCGAAACCGTGGGAGCGTCGGTAACCGTGCCGGTGCCGGTGTTACCGGCATCCTCGGAGCCCGCCGCTACGAGAGTCTGAGCGGCGACGCAGCCGTGGTCACCCGCACCGCGATAGGCCACGACGCCGAAGCCGATGCCACCTGCCGTTTCGATCGTGCGGGTGATGCGATTGGAGGTCTCACCATTCGCGACCAAGCCCTTATAGCCGGCTGCGATGGTATCCGAATAAGTGGACTGCAGTGCCATTGCTCAGGCTCCCTTAGTAACGGGCCAGGCGCGCGAAATCGCGGACGCTGGCGTTGTCGTTGGTGGTGACGATGCGGGGCGCGCCGAGCGACTGGACCTGCTGGTCCTCCACCTTCGCGTCCTTGGTCAGCACGGCGAACGAAGCGGCGATCTGCTCGTCGTTCCAGTCCTTGGCGGCGTCGCCCATCTTGGCATCGACGACCGCCTTCATGACTGCGGCCTGGTCCATGGCATCGGTGACCGTGACGCCGAGCGCCTTAGCCTTACCGACGACCTGGCCATAAGCCTTGGCAGCGTCGAGCAGCTGGGCCGTGGTGGGCTTGCTGTCCTTGAGCTGCTTGTTCTCCGTTTCGAGCGTCGCCTTGTCCGTGGTGAGGGTGGCGACCTGGGTTTCTAGGCCGGTCACCTTGCCCAGCGCAGCATCGCGAGCGGCGAGGATGGTGTTGATGGTCGCAATCGCCGTATCGGCATTGGACACGTCGACGGTCAGCCCGTCGATGAGCATGGTCTTCACGGGCTTCTCCTTGGTAAAACGGTCGAGAATGGAGGGATTGGAATCGCAGAGGGCAAATGCGCTCGCATCGGCGACGCGGCACTCCGAACCGGCGCGACCACGATCGACAACAGCCACATGGTTGCCGCGGATATTGCGCTGCACGGCATGATACGCGGTGCCATCGGGTGCGGTGCCATCCTCAAAGGCGAGGTCGCAGGCATAGCCGTTGCTCAGCTCACGCTTGCCGCTGTCCACGGCGTCAATCAGCGCGGCATCCATGAAGGCAAGATCGAAGGTGACGTAATCGCCGTCCTTGACCGCGCCGAACACGGTCCCGCGCGCATGATCTCGCCAGTTGGCGGACGTGACGGGCGTATTTGGGTGATTGTCGGTGATCGGCTTGGCGACGAAGCTGGCTAGCGACGCGGCCTTGAACACTTCCTCTGCCGGGCGATAGACCTTGACGATATCGGTCGCCTTGAACTTCGCGCCCTGCGGATCGACTTCGCTGCCGAGATAGTCGTAGACACCTGCGCGCGCCGAGCGTGCTTTGACGGCCATATAGCCATCACCACTCCGGCGTCGGGCATCCAGGGTCAGGGCATCATGCAGCAGCATGCCCCGTTGGGTAGCGGGGCTTGTGTTGGCGCTTTACCGCCGTCAGGTGTTAGCCGAACTCTCCGATGATCGGTGGAGGTCCTGCCTCAGCTTGATCGAGCGCAACGCATTCAAGGGCGGCGCAAAGTTGTTGCATCGCCGATGTTGCGCGCTTCGTTGCATGAGCGGCCTCAGCCAAATCGAGGCAGAGCATTTCCCTCGCGACCATGATGGCTTGATAGCGGTTAAGGCGCATCACTTCCCCTCCTCCAGCGTTGCGTCGATCACTCGCCCTCCGTTATGTGCTGAGCGAACAAGCGATCGATCTCAGCAAAAACATCCTCCCGCGTGCTGAAATCGTAGAACGATACCGGTTTCCGCCATCCGCACGAGCACTTCGCCATCCACTGATCAGCGATCGGTTGCGGCTCGCGGGTGAGGGTGTGGTCGGTCATTCGCCCTCCTCGAGCAGTGGATGGACCAGCGGAGGCTCCCACGGTTCCCAACGGATAAGGTTGCCGTATATGCGAGGCCTGCGCATCGCCTGCTGCTGGATAGCGATCCTCTGCCGGAGCAAACGGCAGTCATCCTCAAACAGCTTGTCGTGATCGATGATAGGCCCGCTCATTTCTCGCCCCAAGTGATCGGCCCTGTCGGCATTTCCACGCCCGGCTGCAACGCGGCGTCGGATAGGTGGGCGGCTTGGCGCGGGTCGATTGCGTCGCGATGCTCACAGCCTTCACCGAAGAACTGCATTGCTGACCGTAGCGCACAATGCGGGCACTCTCGCTCGTCTGATTGGTAGGTGCCGCCACAGTCCCGGCAGGTGAAGTTGCACACGCCATCGCGCTCGCAGTCGTTAACGCGGCAGGGCATCACTTCCCTTCCTCGAGCAGAGCGTCGATCATGGCTTGCCAAATGTTGCGAGGCTGCTGGTCTGCCGGCGTGTCACATAGCTCGCCTACGCTTTCGATCGAATGCTCTGCATCCTCGTATCCGGCCTGCACCATCCCATAGCTCGGCTCGCGGATCGCGGCGATGACGGCGCGGGCGAGTTGCTCGCATTCCGCTTGACCGTATTCGCTGGCAGGAACGTCGATTTTGAGAGCTTCATCCATTAGCGCCCGCGCGGCGCGTTCGATTACTGAATGTGAGCCCATTTCTCACCCCTCTTTATCCGACCAACGTGTACCGCCGAGATGCCAAACCTTTCGCCGCACACCGCATAAGTTTCGGCGGAACCCCTAATCGCCCTCACCTTATCGGCGTTCAACTTCACGCCTCCACCGTTGCGCTCGCCGCGAGCCCTGCGCTCAATTGGGCACGGGGTTAGGACGGTTCGCCCTTTGGCTTGTCGGTCAGCCGCATTATCCGCGTCCGTGCCGATAAACAGATGAGATGGATTCACGCACGAAGGATTATCGCAGCGGTGGCATAGCATTTTGCCCGCTTCGGGCCATCCGCCTGTTTCAAAGAACCATGCCACATGCGTCGCCTTCCGCATCCTGCCGAGAACCCGAATATGGCCGTAGCCCCTTGTGCCCTTCGCGCCGGTCCACAGCCAGCAACCCTCCGATCTATCAACGCGAGGCCAATATCGGTGGGGCAGCGTGACTAGCGATTGCGCCATACGCGGCGATAGGGGTAATTCAGTGTCAGCCATATTCGTTCCTCCAGAACGTTTGTGGTCAGAGTCGGGCCGGTGTTGATAGCGCCGGTTCGGCTCGTTGCTTCGGGCGGAGTGCCCCTAGCCGGTGGTGGGCAGAAACCGCAGTATTGTCCGATCTGTCCGCAGTGTAGCGAGCGGCCACCGAAGCGGCGAAAACCATACCACCGCCGCCACTCCCGACCAAGCCTAATCGAACACCACCACCCCCTGCTCGCGACACCCGCACCAAGGCAATTGCCCTGCCCGCTGCCCCGCCGCGATCGGCGCGTTGACCGTCTGCCCGTCTACGCTCTGCCCGGCATCGGCCGGCGTCTCGCCGTACAGCTTGCCATCGCGCGCACGATGATCCTCGCGCGGGTGCTTCTTGCCGCTATGCCGGTATTTGTAGATCGAGAGACCTGCTTCCCGGCGGCGTTCCGCGGCGAGCGAGCTGGTCAGTTTCGAAAGCTGGTCACTGGCGATTCCGGTTGCTCGCCGCCGCGACATTGCCACAGCCTCCCGGATTTCCTTCGCCACCTCGCGCGCCGGCCGCCGCTCGGTTAGCCCCGAGAACACCGCGTTGCCGATGCGCTGGCGGGCCTGGTCCGAGACATCACGGATTAGCGAGGTATTCCAGGCGATGATCTGGTCGAGCGTGCCACGCACATCCTCGGGGCCGATGAGGGTGTTCAGATCCACGCCGGTCGCGCTCAGAACGGCCCCGCGAAATTTCCCGCGCTGCCACTTCTCGGTACGCACCGCCCAGTCCTGCACCGCCGCATCGAGCAGGATGTACAGGCGCTCCATCTCGGTTTCAGCCGCGGCGAGTCGGGCTTGCAGGTCGCTGGGGCTGTCGGTGGTGAGCTGGGATAGCGACCGCTCGTACTCGGCGATGATCGTCTCGGCGTGGCGGGTCCATGCTTGGATGATCGGTGCGTACGCGGCGCGGAATAGGTCGGTTGCCAGCGTGGCGGGCGCCACAATATCCCGCAGCACGATCGCGCGGCGGCGCATGCCGGGGTTGGCGCGGCGGGTGAGAGTGGCGAGCGAGTAGCGCATTAGCGGCTCGGGCGGGGCGGCGGCGGCTTTCCCTTGTTTGCTGCGACGTTGACGGACGTGCCGCACACCGGGCAAGCGACGGTCAGGAAGTCGCCGTCACGCTGGTCGAACGTCAGCTTGCCGTCGCTGCGAAGAAACCGGAGCGTTGATTTGCAGTTGCTGCAGGATGCTTCGAACTGGTCGTTCTCGGGCAGATGGCCGCGGCTGATAACTTCAATCGCCACTGCGGATCTCCTCGAATATCTCAGGCCCCAGCACGATCTTGCCGCGGTACGGCTCGGCCTTCGTCAGATCGACAGCGCTCTTTGTTAGTGAGATATGGGGCTGATAATCCGCGTAATCATGCGACGCCCCGGCGCGGATGATGCTCTCATGTCGCCAACTCAGCGCCGATGACGTGAACAGCAGGACGGCCGCCTGGTTGCCCAACGGCTCGACGATGCGCACCCCGCCGGGCTGAATAGTGATTTCGCCCTTATCGTCCTGGTTCCACTCGCCCTCGATCTTCATCCAGTCCATTGGCGCGCGCGAATAGGCGATGGTGACGTGCAGGTCAGGGTTCAGGTCGGGGATACCCTGCGCCTTCGCCCATGCCACGATCTCAGCGGCGTTCACGACATCGCGGCGGACATAGAGCGTGCGCGGGGTCGCGTCCGCGAACCGCGCATCATTCGCGGCACGGCGCGCGGGGGCGCTTCCATCACCCCCGGCACCGCGAGATCTAGGATCACCTCCTTCCGTCAATGCGCTGGGATCAGTCTCGTCGGGCTCGGCGGTGAGGCCGAAGCGCTCTTCCTCGGGGATTTCCGCCAAGGCCTGATCGAGCCCGGGCATATAGCCACGCTCGGACATCAGGTTCTGCACGCCCTTGTTGAACGCGACCTCGGGAATGGCGTTGGTGTTGAGCAGCGCTGTCACGCCCTCCATGGTCGTCTTGAAGGTGTCCGCGTCCTCTTTCTCGGTCGGCACGTTCAGCGGCGCGAATTTCCACCATACCTCGGGCGGACGCGAGCCGAGCGCCGACGGGATCAGCGCGGCGTCGATCTGCTCAAGACACGGTTTGGTTTCGAGCTTCTGCCCAGTCTCGACCGTCTCGCGCCAGTTCTTCTCGTCGCCCTCGCCAGTGGCGTTCAGACCCTTTGCCGACGTGCCCCAAAGCCGGGTGACTGGGATGTCCGCCGCTGCCGAGAACGCCTCCGCATAGACGCGGATCACATCGGGAATGCCGGTCCAAGTGATCTGGTGACGATCGATCGATTCCCCGCCTTTGCCCTCGCCATCGCCGCTGTCATAGACCTTGGCATTGATGACGGACGAGCCCGCCGCCATCAGCGACAGGCGCTTGGTCAGCTTCGCCTCTCCGTCAGCCGTCGCGACATAATCAAGCAGTTTAGGAATGCCGACGTCGATGTTCAGCGCGTCCTTGATCATCGCCGAGAATGTCGCCAGCGCTTCGTCAAGGTTCTGCGCCGGCTCAAGCAGTGATGGGACGCGACCGCGGCCCCAGAAGCGGGTTTCGTAATCCGCACGCCAGATCGAGGGCAGGGGCTCGGCACGGAAGCAGGCTACGCGGCTCGGGTGGATCCGCAATTGCCCGTTGGTGCCGTTGACCTCCCAATATTCCGGCGTGCCGTAATCGGCGCGGGATAGGTCATCGACCCAGTTCTTGCCGGTCAGGTGCCAGCGCGAGACGACGTTGATCGCGACGAGGCCCTGCTTGCTCGTCACGTTTAGCGGGAGGGCAGGGTCGCCGGCCGCCACGAGGATCAGCGCGCCACCACCAAGCCCGCGCAGGACTTCAGCCTGGCGCACCTTGGCCTGTAGCTGGTGCCGCTCTTCCTCTTTCTCGATAAGCTCAATCTGCGCCTTGTCGGCTTGCCAGTCCCGCCATGCGCGGACGCGGTCGGTTGCGGGGATCGTGATGGCCTTGCGCAACATGGCGCTGGCTTCGAATGCTTCCTCGATTTGCTGGGGCGACAGGACTTGCGCGAGGTAGGCGCGGGCAGTGCGGGCGTCGCCGCGCATGCCGAGCCCCGTCACTACGTTCGTCAAGCCGTCGCGGGCACGCATTTGCACCACGGAGCCGCCGCTATCCATGACGAACCCGGGCTTCGGGCGTACGTTGACGATGCGACCGGACATGGCGGTGACATTGGCGGCTGGGAGTGGGCGGTATTACCGCCGTCAGAGGTTGTCGTAGCTGGGGGTGTAGGAGCCGCCCAAGGCGAGTTCGTTCAGTGCATCGGCCATTGCATCGACCTGGTCGTCATGCGCCGCAGCGGGGAACATCGTCACTTCATTCAGGAAGGGCTCGATCCACGCATCTGCATCGGCATCTCCAGTGCGCAGGAGCCGAACATTTCCAACCTCCGCCTGTGAGGCTGCCGGGGTTGCCCTTGTCGCCTTGTCGCCGGTGACGCGTTCGACTTTAACGGCGTATCCGGCGAGTTCCTTCACGAACGTCTCTGCCTGCGCCTTGCCGGCCTGCCCAGGATCTTGAGGAAGGCGAATAATTACGTCCTTGCCGTCGGTACCAGCCCGCGCGCGCACGATACCACTGACCTCGCTCGGGGACCCCTGCAAGCGCTCCACCCCTTCGATGATGAATACGCCGTCGTCGCCACGGGACATTAAAACCCCGGCGGTCCAGTCTGGGTTATTCGAAGTAGCTTTCTTCGTCGCGGCAAGATCCCATGCTCGAACTCGGCGTCGCCGTCCGGCTGGGATAGCGCCGATCTCGCCGAACCAGTGCCGTTTGAACAAGCCACCTTCGCGCGGTGATGGCCGCTGCTGATGCTGGCCAGCGGTCGCGTACGGACCCATCGTCCGCTCAAGTTCATCGACAATGTCAGATGGAAACCGGGCCGGAAAGAGCAATTCACCCGCATCGTTGCGCCAATCCTGCCCGACCTCGGTCACGCACTTGCGGTCGGGATCGAAGCGCATCGGGAGCATCAGGTGCACATACCCCAGCTTCTCGGCCAGGATGATGCCGGAGACGTCGCGCTCGTGCAGGCGCTGCATCACCACGACGATCGCGCTGCTGTCAGGATTGTTCAAGCGCGTCGGCAGTGATTCCCGGAACCATAGGTTCACTTTCTCGCGCTCGACCTCGCTATTTGCATTCTCGGCGCTCAGGGGGTCGTCGAGGATAACGCGGTCACCGCGGCGCCCGGTGATATTGCTGGGCGTGGCGACTTGCCGGAAGCCAGTGGCGGCATTCTCGAAATTGATTTTCTCGTTCTGGTCGCGGGTCAGCTGGACATGCTGGCCCCATCGCCGCTGGAACCATGCTGACGACGCAAGGCGGCGACATTTTAGGTTGTCGCGGATGCCGAGCGCCTGCTCATGAGCCACTCCTACAAATCGAGTCGAGGGTCGAGCCTTCGGACCCCATTCCCACATCGGCCAGAACACGCCGCATATCGTGGACTTGGAGGTGCCCGGCGGGACGTTGATCAGCAGTCGTCGCAACCGCCCGTCGGTGATTGCCTCAAGGTGCGCGCACATCACATCGATGTGAGGACCATGCACATAGGGCTGCCCCGGCTCGATAATAGGCCACGCGCGCTTGACGAACTCCGCGAGCGATGCGGCGCAGACATCGCGGTCGCGATCGACTTCCTCCTCCTCCAACAACGCGATAAGTTCGCGCTCCTCACTCTCCGTCAGCATGCCGTTTCACAAGTTCGGCAATGCGGGCTTTGCGAGCCTCGGGAGTGAGGTTGACGGTGACGTCAAGGCTCTCGCTGAATGCGCGGACCCCGACATGCTTACCCACCAATTCGAGCGCTTTGGCCGCTCCTGCGGCGTTGAATTCGAATAGCGGGTTGCCGAGATCGTCGCGGATTTGCTGGCCGCGACGGTCCAAGACCGGGTCCACTTCCTGCATGCAGCGTTCGTGGAGCTTAACCGCTTGAAGTAGCACGTAATTAGCGTCGATCTTGGTTTCAGCTGAGCGCTCAGCCTTAGCGGCGGCGATTGAATCGGCGACTGAAGGATTCTGAAGGAGCTGATAGCCCTGCTCCATGGCAGTGCGGGCGCTATACCCAGCTCGGATCGCCGCCTGAGTAGCGTTCAGGTCGACAAGATACTCCTCGACGAAGCGCTGCTGTTTCGGGGTTAGTGCCATACGCGCCTCCTATTCCTTCCGCTCACGGCTCGTTACCGCCGTCAGTGTCCGCCCCATCACGTACCGCGCCGACCTGCGATGCGGCGACAACTTGAGCTCCGACCCGATCAGCCTGGCGCGTTCCCGACGGAGATCATCGCCGCCGCTCTGTTCGATCCAGCGAATGATGATCCGCCAGTTTGTCGCGTAGTGTTCCTCGATCTCCTTGCACTGGCCCAGGCGCAGGAAGACCTCACGGAAATCGACGGGACAGGGGCGGTATGGCCGGACCGTGCCAGTGTCCCAGACCCGCTTTTTCGTCATGAGCACGACGCCCGTACCCCATCGCCCGTCCAGTGCCGAGTGCGTGCTCCGTGCAGCCCCATCACTCCCTCCCGAGATCAGGGGAGGCGATAGCGAGCATCATCAGTTCCATTACGCCGCTTTCTCCTCTACTGGGGATTGGATATCGATGCCATGTGCGGCGTACCAATCTGCGTCCGGTGCGATCGGCGGGCCTCGGTGGGCTGTGCTGGCTTTAGTCACCTCCGGCTCTATCCCGCATTCGAGCATGATCCGGCGGGCCTGCTCCGGCGTGCAGCGCGGTTCCTCGGGTTCCGTTGGCTCGACCATCTTCGCCAGAGCCGCCTCTACGTCGGACAAGTCGCGCTTGCGCTTGGCCCACAGGTCCTGAATCGCGGTCAGGATCGCCGGGACGACCTTCGCCGGGTGGTCGCATACCTTGCGGGCATGGGCGCAGCCGATGTCGAGTAGATCCGCAGGGATGCCGTCGAGCGTCACCCATGCCGCGCGGAGCCAGTCTTCCCGGTCGGCCTCGGTCATGCCAGTAGGCGCGACCAGCGACAGGCACGGCGTAAGCGCGCACCCGAATTGCTCAGCGTTGGCCGATCGCAACTGCTTCCGCGCCTCGATCAGGGCCAACTCTGCGGAGGGCCTCAAAGTCGGGCTCAGTGTTCTGGCGTTGGGGCTGACCAAAGACAGAAATCGCGGCAGCGTTCGTTCTGCCGAGTTCAGGGCGATCGTCACTGCCGTTGCGGGAGAATTGTCGGTCATATTTGCCCTCGATGAGCTTTGCGAAATTGCCGGACTTCACGATGAAATCGAAATCGAACCATGTCGGCGGAGGCTGTGCGGTCAGCAGTGGCGAGGCGACGGCGCGGGCTATCGCTGCGGTCCACCCGTCCATGCCGTCGTCGCGGATTCTCGCTCGCAAGGCTGCTTGGCGGGTTGGCGTGAACTTCTTGACCTGCGCCCAACCAGTGGCTGCGCATGCATCGTTCCAGACTTGAAGGGCAGGCAAGGCCGAAACCACGGGTAGAGGCGTAGCCTCTACTACTTCTACCTCTTCTCTTATCTTCTCTTCTCGCTTAGGCTCAGCTTGGGCTATGTTGTTGTTTTTCAAAGGTTGGCCCGCGTTTTCGGCGCGCTTTCGCCCACCTTTCGCTCCGCTTTCAGCGCGTTCTCGCGAAGATAATTCGGTCGAAACCAACTCGAAATCCGCGCGAGCGTTCGAAAGCAGCCCATTTTCCGCATAAATTTTGCCGAGATCGAGCAGCCTATCGCGGATGCTATTCCACTTACGAATGGACACGCCGCAGACGCCTGAAAGCCATCGCGCATCGTCTGGAATCGGCGCGCCGCGATCGTAGATCAGGTCCAGGCAAAGGCTGTATGCGCCCTTCTCTTCGAGCGTCAGCATCATCGTGCCATGGATGAAGTCTGCTCCGCAGCGCTTGTACCATCTGGCGCTCACATGCGCCTCCGCGACTGCTGAAGCTCGCCCGTGCGGGCGTAGCGGGCCGTGTCCGCGGCGATCAGCCCTTCCACCACACAGCGGGCCTCGGCGGCCAGCAGGTGCTTCACGCGGGTCAATTCGCGATAATAATCCTGATACTCGAACGGGCACCAATCCAGACGCGTTCGATTATACCTGCGAAGTGGCGCCAGAACCCGCTCACGCAGCGCGGGGTCCGACCATTGACGGCGGTTCTGTTCAGCCGTGCGTGGGCCGTTGTTAGCCGCGCCGTAGTGTAGCCGGCACCAGCCAGTCCGGTTGACCGCGCTGAGTTGCTTGCCGCAAGTTTTGCAGGCGCTCATTCGCCGCAGCCGATCGTCACGACAACGCGGCCACCGGCGCACACGTCCCCAAACTCATAGCTGGGCAGGAACCGACTATCGTTGACGCCAAGCGCTGTGGCGATGCCATCGAGTGCGGGCTTCATTCGGTTCGGATAGTTGGTGCGGTCACCGCGGCGATTTGGCGGCTCGAAGCGGATATGCAGGCGGATATCGCCCGTTATCGGAATATCGATATCGCCAGCCGCCAGCGTAGCCAGCCGCGCCCATTCGCGGTGCTTCTTGGTCGCACCGATCTTCGCCCACCGGCGATTGCCGTTGGCGTGCCCTGAGAGCAATGACGGAGGCCAGGGCACGACGACTTGCACTTAGAAGCCTAGCGCGAGCTGATAGGTTTCGCGGATGGCTTCTTGCTCGTCGCGCTTGTGCTTTTCTATCGCACGCTGGCTGATCGACCACCGCATCGCCGGCACGTCGAAGCCGCGGCTCTTCGCCTCCGCGAAAACATCCTTGATATCGTCCTGAATACCCTTCTTCTCTTCGATAAGCCGCTCAGCGCGCTCAATCAGAAGGCGCAGTTCATCGGCAGCGATGTTCTCGGTCATATGGGGTTTCCGATCGATTGTGGTTTGTTAAGAGGATCGTCCCGCATCCGCCGCACGGCGGCCCTGGCATGTGCCGCGCGCGATCGGCGGCCCTCCTGCTCGCGGGTAATGACGCGGTGACCGGGGGTCAGGAGATAGGGCGCGAGGTCTAGGGGCTGCATCATCGTGCGACCCCTGCCTGCCGACAGGCCGCGTCGAACCGCTCACCATGCAGCCAGTGCGCGCCGGTCTGGAGGTGACGACGCAGCAACAGACGACAAGCCTGTGCTTCCGGCGAGAGTGCCAGCACCGGCTCAGGGGTCCGCACCACCTCGATCAGCTTCGGCGGCGCGCTACGACCACTCAGCTCGGACGGAATGGCCCGTGACGCTCCGCCTGGCGACGGCGCGGGAATGCCCAGCTTCGACCGATGCGAGATGAACTTGGCGGCGATCGCGTCCGGGGACCTCCCAGGGAACAGGTGGAAGCAGCGCCGGGAATGCACACCGGCACGAACCAGCCCGTCGAGTTGCGCCAGTTCCTGTTCGGACCAGCGGTTGGCGTTGCGCGGGGTCATGCTGCTTGGTCCGTCGCGACAGGATAGTCACCGGCGCGCTCAAGGCGCTTCCGGCAGGGGGCAATCCAGCCGAAGCGCGCGTGCGGGTGAGCCATCTTGCCTACGGTGGACGGACGCCAGATGATCCAGCAGTAAGCGGTGGCAGTGGAGCCCGTCGCAGTCAGCTTGCCCTTGTGCATCACGACGCGCTCACTGAATTGCAGGACGTGTGCGGGCTGGTGCGCCGAGAATAGCCGCTCAAACCGACCGACGCCCTCAAGGAAAGCCGTCCGCACGATCATGGCGACGCCGACGTGGCTGAGCGCCAGCGCGCGCTCAATGAACTGCTCGGCGAGCCGGAACGGAGGGTTGGTGATTGTCCAGTCGGTCCGATCGAGATGCGCGATCGGACCGAACAGGTAGTCGCGGACCTTGAAGCCAGCCCCATAATCGTGGACGTCGCTTGCCAGCACGTGGCCGAACGCCTCGAACAGCGGCTTGACCATATGGCCCCGATTCGCAGCCGGTTCGCGGCACGACATCGCGGAGAGATCGAACCCCTCGTCGCCCAGGAACTCGCAAAGCGCCCGCGTCGCCCAAGGTGGCGTAGGGAAATCGTCGAGCGAATCGTGCGCTTCGACACGGCGCTGCATGACGGCGGTGGAACGGTTCTGGGTCACGAAACCCTCCGCAGTGCCGGACGCCGGATTTCCTCGATCCGCGCCAGCCACGTGCCGAGCGTCCGGTAGCATTTACGCAGCCGCCCCTCGTCCTTGAGCAAGAGTTCGTGGTCGGTCGTCGCGGTCCCGCCCGGGCTGTCCGGTGCTTCAGCCTGCGCCGTCTCGTGCGCCAGCGCGATGAGATCGATGGTCAGCGGGTCGGACGTACAGATCGCATCGGCGCCGACATTCTTGAGCCCGTATTCGCGGTCCAGTTCGTCATGGGCGCTGTCATCCCAGGCGAGCAGGTTCCAGATCTTGTCCGCGGTCGGCAGGGATGCGCCGGACTTTATATTGCGCAACTGGCGATCGCCGACGCCGAGCCAGAGCGCGACCTGACCATCACCATGCTGATCGCACAGCCGGGACAGCGCGCGCAGCCATTTTGAGCGGAATTGCTGTTCCGTGAGCGGTTGCACGCGCGGAACGACATTACTGCGCTGCATCGGTATCCCTTTCATCATGAACAAAGCTATCCGCCCCGACGCCCAGCCAGTGGGAGTCATCCTGAAGCGCGCGCTCCAGAGCATCGGCGCGGGCTGCGGATCGGCAGATTGCGAGGGTGAAGGTGAGCCCGGTGAGGGCTGCGAATGCGGCGAGGGCGAGCGGGATCATGCGGCCTCCGATGCGGGGGTGGCGCGGTGAGCAGCCAGGATCGCATTGCCTATAAGCTCGACCAATTGCGGGTTTACGGCGTTCCCGAGCTGCTTATTGCGGTGTACCCCTCGGGGAATCCCATGACCTGTTCCGCGGTCTCTGGCACCGGATACCGTTGGCCAAGCACAAGGCTGCACCAGTCCTGCCAGTTGTTGCGCTCGGGATTGCTGACACCACGCCTGGGTGACTGTCTGCCGCCCTTGAACGCGGTGGCGTTGGGGGTAGGCCACAACCCACACTCGGTCCCGAAGCTGTCGGGCACCAGCGTAGGAAGCTGGTATGCAATGCCATTCAGCATCATACCCGATCGCGGCCAAGCATCCGAGAACACGGCCAAGGCCCCGTCCAAGCAGAGCTGCGACGTTCTCCACGACGATGATTCCCGGTCGAATGTCGCAAATGAGGCGGTAGTAGTGGAACCACAGCCCGCTTCGTGCGCCGTCAAGACCTTCGCCACCGCCTGCGAGACTAACGTCTTGGCAGGGAAATCCTCCAACGATTGCAGTCGGGCGTATCCCGTCTGCTCGAAGTCGATCACCGGTAAGTTCGCGAACATCGTCATAGATAGGGACACCCGGGAAGCGTGCGCGCAGAGTCGCCTGCGCCTCGCGGTCGAACTCGCACAGTGCGACCGTTTCGAAACCGCCAGTGCGCTCAAGCCCAAGGTCGATGCCCCCGATGCCAGCGAACAGCGAAAGGACTTTGTACGGTTCCACCTAACCCCCCAGACCCGCCCGATCGCCATGACCGGAGCCATTGCGGGGCGAAGAGGGAGGGGTCAGCGGGGGAATGGGGAGGTTCATGCGCCGAACCTCGCGTCAGGCCGACCGATCGCATCGAGTATCCGCACCGGGCCTCCTGCAATGGCATCATCGAACACGCCGATCGCCGAATGCCCGGTTGCCCACGCAAAGCTGTCGAGGTTGGTCCGATGCGGCTTCAGCAGCGGATGCGAGGCGGACTGGTGATGGCCGTGGACAATATGCTTGCCGCTGACGTGGGCCGCATCGTCATGGATTTCGGCGTCCCCGTAGGTGTCCTCGCTCGGGTAGAGCATCCACTGAAGCGTTTCCGGCTTGGCGTCGGCGACTTCCTGATGGGAAGGCACCCCGGCATGGACATAGATGCGGTGGGCGTCTTCGTGCGTGATCGGAAGCGACCGGAGCCAATCGAGATGCGCGGCAGGAATCTTGAGCGGGTGCAGCTTGTCGCCGGCTTCGTATCCGTACGACTGAAGGGTTTGCCCGCCGCCGTTACCAATCCACCAGCGGAGAATGCCTGGGTTGTCCAGGCACTCCAGCATCATCGCCTCGTGATTACCCTGCAGGATAACCCACTGCCAATTGGGGCGCTGCGGTCCCGCCATGAGCAAGTCGATGATCGAGCGCGACTGAGGTCCGCGATCTACGAAGTCGCCGAGAACGATAAACGTGCCGCCAGCCTCCCCAGCGTCCGCCTCGATGATGTCGATGGCGCGGCAAAGCAGATCGAACCGACCATGCAGGTCCGCGATGACATAGACCCCACTCACGCCGCGTTCGCCCTATCTGGGAGGGCTTCGGGGGTGGGGGTGCCAAGCATCCTGACTGTCGCCACCCGTTGCCACACGGCGAAGGGCACGAAACCGGCTGTTGCCTTGTCGATCTCGCGCGCGATTGCGGCGTCGGGAAACCGGATGCCGTTGACATACCGATTGATCGCAGCCTGCGAACATCCGACCGAATTGGCCAGCGTCTCCTGCGTGCGATCTTCGGGGGCGAGATATGCAGCTAGTGCTTTGCGATAGTCGTCCATGGGCTAATGGATATACCGAAACGGTATGTCGCCGCAATAGGCATTATACCGCTCCGGCTATTCCGCGCCAAATTCTCCGGCGCGATAATATGCCAATGGGGTATTCGGATAACATCGTCGCTCTTCGAAAGAAGCAGAACCTCACCCAAGCGCAACTTGCGGAGATGGTCGGCGTCGAGCAGCCCACGGTGCAGCGCTGGGAATCGGGCAAGCGCCAGCCCGATTTCGAGGCTTTGGGCGAGCTGGCGACTGCATTAGGTGTTGAGGCCGGCGAGTTGCTGTCAGACGCGGTGGTCGTTCCCGTTGGGCCGAAGCTCTATGTGAAGGGCGAGGTGGCCGCTGGTGTGTGGCGCGAGGCGTTCGAGATGCCCGAAGAGGACTGGCGATCGTTCAATGGGCGATCCGATGTCACCGCGAAGCTGGAGCACCGCTTTGGCTTGCGCGTGATCGGCGACAGCATGAATCTGAAATACCCGCACGGCTCCATCGTCGAGTGCGTCTCGCTGTTCGGTAGCGCGGAAGCGGTTCCTGGCAAAAGGGTCGTGGTCGTTCGCAAGCGCGACGATCAAATGTACGAAGCTACAGTCAAGAAGCTGGTCGAGCAGGACGGCGAGCTCTGGCTGGTACCTGAGTCGTCCAATCCAGCGTTCCGGCCGATACGATTGGCCGATCCAGAGCCCGGAATTCTCGAGACACGCATCGCCGCTGTGGTGGTCCGCGCGCTCATCGATGAAGAATAATACCGAAACGGTATTTTCCCGCTTGACCGACTAATACCGCATCGGTATATCTCTCTCCATACCCGATCCACGGGTGGAGGGAAGACGATGGCTGAGGCCGCGAAGAAGCCGCGCACGAAGAAGGTTGAAGCAGCCGCCGTTGCGCCCGCAACCTACATCACCAGCATCAAAGGCTTCGACGCCGACCTGAAATGTCGGGGATATCAATTCGCGATCGGCCAGACCTTCATCCACGAAGGGCGCGTCGAGCGCTGCGGCTCCGGCTTTCACGCTTGTCCGATTGAGCATCACCCGCTCTCGGTCTTCGAATATTACCCGCCTGCCGGTTCGCGCTTCTGCGAAGTGCGCCAGGGCGGCGAGACGAGCAACGGCGACACGAAGCTGGCGTCTGCTACCATCACCATCGATTTCGAGCTCACCATCGGCGAGCTTGTAAAGCGCGCATGGGATTATGTCTGGTCGCGCGCCACGAAGAGCGATGATACCCATGTGACTGTTGATAATGGTGCGGCCAGCGCGACGGGCTAC